CATCGCTTGGAACAGGATCTCCTTCGACCAGATCTGCTGAATGGCGGGCGAAAGGGTGGCGTCTGACGAATAGCCGGTCGTAGTGACCGCCGACAGATCGGCACCAGTAATCGCTCCACCAGTAGGTGCGGGAAGGGCCATGGTTTTATCCTCCGTAGGATATTAAGTGGTTATGAGTTATTAGCGACCTCGGAAAGAGGCTGATGCCAAGAGCCTGTCTCGGACTTGTGCGTACTGCTCCATCGACATCCCGGCGATATCCGCCGAAGTGAAGGTCTGCTGCTCCGTCATATTCTCCAATGGCCCAGTTGGGGTTGATCCCGTTGCCGGGACTCCCCGCAAGCGCTGCTGCTGTTGCGGCATAGCCTGCTGGATATTCTCCACAATAGCAGACGTGCGAGCAACTACAGCCGAAATTGCGCCCTCAATCTCATCTTCTGAATTTCCCTTGATGAAATCGAGAAGTTCCGGCATGATGTTGTCCTGCTCCTCCGCAATGCGGCGGGACTTGTACGACTCCAGTTCCTGAAAGCGACGCTCCTGCTCAAGGACCGCCTTCTGCGCCTCGGACTCCTGCTGGAGGGCGTTGAACTTCTCCTCCCACTCCTGCTGAGCAGTGTTGATGCGCTGCTGGAATTCGTCTTCCTTCTTCATGAGAAGTTCCTTGGCGGACATCTCCTCTTCTTCACGAAGACGACGCTCTTCTGCCTCCTTAGCGGCGGCTTCCTCAGCGATGCGCTTTTGCTCTTCACGCTCGTGGTTGAAGACCTCAACTTGCTCCTGCAACTTGGAGATCTTGTCGTACAACTTGTCCTTTTCCTGACGGCGGATGGCCTCGACCTCATCCTCGGAGAACATCCGAGAGTTCTTGCTCACTGGAGCGGGGGCCGGAGCGGTTTCCTGTTCAGGAGCCGCCGCAGGGTTATCAATGGTGACAGCGTCACCGGTCTCATTACCTGACATGGTTAATACCTCACGTTGTCGTGCTTATATGTCTGAAATAGATTCCGATTAGTTAGTCCGAATCAGGCACACGTCGTTGAGCCAAGTTGGCCCCGTATGCCCGCTGCACCAATTGATTTACTACATCACCGGAGGGTTGGACCCCCGGCAATACTCCCGATCCCTCTTCTGCGGAACCGGCAGATGTTACGTCGGAGCCGCCTGCGCTCTTTACGTCTGATGCAGGCTGCGCTCCTTCGGGTGTAACCATACCCGTTAAAGCCATAACGGACGCGGATATCTGAGCGCCAATTAACTCAAGGGCACCCTGATCAAATGCGTCATCGCGGAGTTCCTCAGAAACCTCCGCCATCTTCTCATTCGGGAATTCCTCGCCAAGAGCACGCAGAGCGCCACGCTTGGACTCCAGACCCATCGCCATCTTCGCCTGCAACTCGTTGAGTTTGATCAACTGGTCGACGGGGAGCGGATCAGGCCAATGGATAGACGTACGATATGTGAGCGGGTCACGGGGGTCGAGCACCTGCAACTGATCAGGCTCGGGGAATGTCGCCTCGGCGGGATTCCACTGGAGCGACTCCGGCTCGTGAACGGCCTGTGTGCGGATGATGAGTTCGTTCAACTGAACGAGGCCCTTAGCGAAGTGCGTCCGCTTCATGTAGTAGCGGTTCATCATCGGCTGGTACTGAATAGCCAACGCAACACCCGAGGTATTGGAGATCGGCTGAGTCTTACCAAGAGCAGTCTCAGGCACACCCGTAATCTCGTGCATCGCCTGCTTGATGACCTGCACATAGTTCAGCGCACCAGCCATCTCGCCACTGGACTCAAGGTTGTACACCCGAGCCTTATCAGGGAGACCAGCCCACACCTTCTTGGCACCACGCTCCAACTGTGAAGCCTTAGCACCAGTGATGATAGTCACGGGGGCGCTGTGGTAGTTGATGATGTCCGAGATCTCAGTCATCTTCTCGTTCAACTCTCGGTTGAGCGGAATGATGTCCCAGATGTCAGCCTGCCCCCAAGGGGACGACGAGATGCTGACGTTAGGAATATGGATGACCGGCACCTTGCCGATAGGGTTCTCGTACTGGTCGATCAACTCATCGTTGATGTACTGCTCCACCGTCTCATCGGTGAGGATCTCAGTGAAGGTGTAGACCTGACGAGTGCCCTCGGGGCTGGTGCCCCAGAACCGGTACTTCAACTTGAACCTGAGGATGCGGTCCCTGTCGTGGGGGTGATACTCAGGGAAGCAGTGGGCGGGGTTCAGCGGGATGAGGCGGGTACGCCCAGAATGAACAACTCCGAGGGTGTCCTGCCACGGCTGCTCGTATGCCACCTTGACAAAGCAGTCGCCAGTAACACCGGCCAACTGCCCCATCTCCCAGAGCACCTTGCCCTTATCGTTATCGACTTCCCAGACCTTCTGAAGGACGTGGGGGATGATCGCACCGGTCGCCTCGGGAGTCTTGAATTGGACTCCCTTACCAAAGCAGAAGTTAGTGATGTAGTCCGACATGGTGCGGACGTAATTCATGGCGAGATTAGCCTCGCCCATCTCTCGGCGGTGCGACCAGTGGTGGCCGAGGTACCAAGCCCAACAGGCGGCATAACGGTTTAGGCGTGGACCGTGAACCTCAAACTCTTCATCAGCGAGTTCGACAAGTCCAAGCGGCGAAATAGCGACCGTTAGGTCGCTAGAACTCGCTCTATAACTTGGTGACCAAAAATCAACTGGCACAGGGTGCTCCCGTCAACAGTACGTACTGCCTAAATGCTAGCACACTACTTCTTTGTCTTCTTGGCCTTCTTGGCGGCGTTCATGTTATCCACGAGATTGGGGTAGGGTCGACCGGCCTTCTTAGCAGAAGCCTTAGCCTTGGCCTTCTGCGAAGGGGTCAACTTCTTATCCTTCTTTGTGGGGTCTTTCTTATCCCAAACCTTCTTCTCAGCCATTACTTCTTTCCTCTGTTTCGTGCGCGATTAGTGCTGGGATCTTCCTTGACCAACTTGCCGTCTTTGGTATGAGACAGGTCCTTACCACCCTTACCGTCCATACCACGGTCACGGCGGGCCTGCTTCAACTCAGTCCGCTTAGCCCGCTGTTCCGGCTTCTTATTGTTCTTAGAAGTCGTGGCGTTCTTCTTCTTACGAGCCTCGGGGTTCTCCTCGTAATACTTAGCGGATTTACGTTTCTGTGAACTGGGCAGTTCTCGGGGGGCCATTACCACTTCACCTTGTCGGCCCAGTAGGCGGCGCTCATCTTGCCCTTCTTGATGTTGGCACCGTGACGGGCCTTGAAGGACTCACGCTTCTTCTTCATCTTGTCCGACTCGCCAGCCTTGGGCTTACCGGCGGTCTTGGCCCCCTGCTCACCGAAGCGGATCAACTTGACCGTGTCGCCTTCCTTGGCCAGCACGGCGTGTGACTTGGTGGCGTGGCCGGGGGTCTTCTTGGGCTTGTTGTAACCCTCAAAGGTGATCCCGCCACGGGTGTACTTAGACTTCTTATCTTCAGCCACGGTTACTCCTAGATGGTCGTCTGGGTGACCTTCTCGATCACCTTACTATCCTTACTATAACCGCCACACGCCTTACACTGCATGATGCGGTACTTCCCGGTACGGGTCCGGTAGTAGCGGTTGATGACGAGATCTTCGTGCCCACAGCGGGGGCAAGCGTCCAAATCACCGTCGTAGAGACCCTGATGGGGGTGGTTCTTGATCCACGGAAGCAGACGCTCGTACACCTGTTCGGTCAGCACAACGTCTTGCATGTTGTACTGCTTCATGGTGCGCCACGCCTTCTCCTCGTTACGCATACAGCCGACCCACAGGTCGAATCCATCGTGCTGGATTTTAGATCCGATGCCCAACTCCACAGCGATGTGCTGAAGTTTGTTCGATGCGAACTTGAAGCGCTGCTTGACTACGGAGAGAAGATCGACATCGGCGTAGTGCGAGGGCGGAGGCATATCAGCCAGTATGAACTCCCTATTGAGATGCTTCATATCGAATGACTTGCTGTTATACCCGACGACTACGTCAGCCTCATCGAGCATCTCCCACGCCCGTTCGATCATGGCCTCGTGACCGTCGTGGTAATCAGAGGCGAAGTGGACCTTCTTCTCTCCGTACCACTTCGCTGCCCACGAAAGAACGGTGCCGAACTCCTCGACTTGGTTGAGGCCGACGTTCTGGTCCCACAGCCCCCACACGTACGCAAGGCTGGGGCGCGTCTCAATATCGATGGTCAGGATCTTGATGCCCAATGGAGCACCTCCTTGTGGCACGGGTCACACCCAGTGTACAACTATTCAGTCGAACAGAGTGGGATTGTTCCGAGCGTCCTCTTTGGCGTCACGCTTGGCCTGCTTTTCTGCGGCCTTTGCTTCCTTGGCAGAGGTGCGCTCAGAAGCGTTAAATGCTGCGTCTGCGCCTGCCTGCTTACGGGCTTCAGTCCACACGGTTTCCTGAATCAGAGACGACGGTGTAAGGATGTCTTGACCGAACTGATCAAACGAAACAGAACCAATACGTCGGCTTAACTTTTGGATAGCCTCATTGTGCTGAGCACTGACCGCAGCGGCTGGGGTAATACGCTTGTCGCCCATCGGAAGACCCAGCATCTCTTTGTTGTACGCATCCGGCCCCAGAGGGAAGTCCTTATCGGCAAGGCGCTTTGCCGGAGAGTAGGACCGCGTACGCTGCTGCCCAGTTTTGGTAGTTGTAGTTATTTCCGACTTTAAAGGTTGACCAGAGCCTGCCGCAACCATCCAAGTGTCGATGGCTGTGGGGGCATCGGGTCTAAGGGCGTGCTCCCGCTTACCCGGAGACTCCTGACTGAACACCAACATGCCTTGATTCTTATTCTGAGTACCAGCGGCTACATCACGAATGTGGGCACTGATGTTTTTATAATCGGTCTCCACGAGGCTGTCGGGGTTTGACTGAGCCTGCATCTCCGCATAGGCGGCGGTCTTAGGCGTCTCGCTAACATCGAAGATGTCTTTGGGGGCCTTTTCTCCACGAGCAACTGCTATGGCGTCCCCTACGTTGTCCGCGTGGGCACGTCCTGCCTCTACGGTCGCTTTGCGAAGATCCTCATCGTCTCCAAAGTCAACTTCGGGCGTATCGGGTACTTCGCCCTTGCTGCCTGAGGCTCGATAAGCGTTCCAAGAACTAGCGGAAGAAGCAATCCTGCCTAGTTCCTTGGATGGAACAGACTTGACAGTACGGCCATTAATAACCTTTTCGCTTTGAGTAGACACTAGGTGGCTAATACCGCCAAGGCTTGCGGTCTCGTCCTCAGGGGTCTTACTTGCGGAGAGGCGTCCACCCATAGCCGAGATCTGACGGCCACTTAGCCCAGCCTCGGGGGCGACTGCTGCTTCCTGATTGCGGCGTTGGTCAAAGTACCAACCAGCACCGGGTATGGCTGTCTCGCCCTCAACTCCTCGCTGGACTGCGGTGTTATACAGACCCTCAAACTGCGCGGAGATGCTGCTAGTAGTAGTGGGCTTATCAGTAACGTCACCAGAAAGACGCATATGACGAGCAACGTCGGCATCCTTTGCGGCCTTAGCACGAACAGCAGGTTTGTTCTTGGGGTTGTTGGCGCGGGATCTTAACCGATCTTCGGTGTGGGCTAGCCCGGTCAGAGCGTTACCACCACGCACTTCTCCTAGCCTTTTATCTAGTGCTCGTTTGTTACCCTTAAAGGCAGGGTCATTCCACGTCACATAGTCAGCAATAAAGGACTCGTTGTCTTCAGCCATCGGACTGCTTCTTTGCTTGCCTAGCCTCTGCACGACGCGCCTTAGCCTCAGCCTTACGGTCACGACCGGTCTTGATCTTCTCCCAAGCCGCATCGCCCTTGAAGTTGCCGTGAGAAGAAGCCCACGCGGCATCAAACAGGTCGGGGTTGCGGCCTTCCTGAGAGGCACCGGGGACGTAGTACGGGTACTTGCGCTCCCCGACGAACTCGCCGCCACGGATCAGGCCAATGGACTCTTGATTAGCCTCAGCGGCGGCGAGGCGTCCGGCCTCACGGCTACTTTGATTTCGCGTAGAGAACGCCTTCGACACGTCAAGTGACTGACGGGGAGGGGAATCACCGGGCCAACCACCGAGGTACACGTCAGGCTCAGAGAGGGCGGCATGTCGCTCAGGGGTCTCGACGGCGAATCCCCGGAGATCCTCTCCGGTTAGAGCCGGTTCGGCTGGAAAGTCAGCAAAGTGTCCTTTGTAGCCACCGACCATGTCGACATTACCCGAAGGACTGGTGCCTTGACCGGGGCCAGCCACCTTGACGCTAAAACCACCAGCGGCTAAATCTTCAGCGACCTTGTTGAATTGCTGTTCATTAATCACGGGTCACCTCCGACAGTCCTCTGCGGACTTCATAAAGCAGTAGCGTCGATATCTAGGAGAGACGAGCGCGTAGGGGGCCACAGGCAACGGGAGGTCTTCAGTACCCGTGAGATTGTCCTGTGACCCGTCTACAGCAACGTCAGCGCCAGTAGCATCACCAGCGGCGGCGGCGTTACCAGCGGGGGCGGCTGTTGCGCCGCCTTCCATCAGCCGTCGACGCGAACGGGATTCGGGCGGTTCATGTGCATACCCGAATTAACCGCCATCTCGAACTTCGGCATCGAGTCACCAGCAACGGTGCCGGTCACGAAGTCCGAAAGCACGCCGGGGGCCTCGATCCACGAAGCCGAGCCAACGTGGGCACGCTCGCGCATCGTCTGCTCCGGGTGCTTGTAGAACATCTCCGGGTTGTTGTGGTTCATGCGCGCCGGGGACGGAGCCGTGTCGGCGTAAGCGCCCTGCCCGAAGTCATTCGGAACGTCGGTATCAGTCGCAACGCCCTCTTCAAAGCGGAGCGGACCCTTGTTACCCGGAACGCTCGGGGCCATCGTACGTTCAAAGACGTTACGCATGGCCTCGGGATACGGATTCTGCGGGGCGATGGTCGGATTCATGTCCATAAGGTAAAGACCTCCATATGAGTGCTTATGAAGCCATAGTAGCACTCGGCCATATGGCGATGTCCGTTTATTCGTCTTAGTCGAAAAACGGATTCTCGTACACTGTAACAGTCGGCATAACGTCCTGAACCGTCATTGCGCACGCAATCGCTAAAGAATCCGGGTAGTCGTCAAATGCTCCGCGCTCGTCCGGGGCGGCGGCAAGTAGGTACGGACCACGGTTGACCTTCTCCAATTCGCTCATCTGCTGGTTGAACTTGCGCCACCGCTTTGTGCGACGAGCCTTGCTGTGACCGGGAACGATCAACTGATCACGCTGGATCAACTGGGTAAGGTGAGTCCACCGTTCATTCTGTGCTTTCGCATCTGATGAAACGGAGATGACCTCGATTTGGGGGAGAAGAATCTGAAGGCGCTCTGCAACGGCACCTCCAACACCCTGCGCGTCCACCCCGATGCGGTATACGTCATAGTTACGTAGAAAATCGATGATCTCAAAGTACTGCGTCTCCCATTCGACATTGTTGATCTCGTGCCAGTTCAACACACGGTGCTCAAAGAACCCGAATGGATCTGGGTGATCCCAGTCGACCCACACGGGAGTAATCACAGTCGAGTCATTGGTACGGGCAACGTCGATACCAACAACTATTGGAGTCTTCCACCACTCTGACACCAGCGGCATACTCGGGTCGTACAACCGGTCCAGCCGGTCCTCGGACACGAACATGCCCTTCTCCAACATCCACCGGTTGCAGTACGACATCTGGAACTCATCAGAGTCCTCACCGATGCGGAGTTTCTCCTTGGCGATGAAGTCTGAGTAGTTCTTGTTGTACTTAGCCGCCGTCTTCCAGTCATACTCGTGGTGGTGAATCTTGTGGGTGCGCCCGTTGATGTCACGCCGCTTGTTGTACTGGATGGCGTTATAGAAGTACGACTTGTAACGCTGGGCTGTGCCGCCCAACACGATGCTTCCGTTGTTCCACGCAAGCATGGGCTTGATCGACTTGGCGATCATCGTCTCGTCGGCTTCCTGAGCCTCGTCGATAAAGGCGAAGTGATACGTCTTGGACTCAATCTTGGCCTTGGGGTTACAGGTCTGCATACGGCAGAGAGAGCCGGACTTCTTCAGCGTGATGATCTTGCCCTTGCCTCGGCTACCGCCAGCAGTGGCCTTGTCGTCGATCTCTGGGTCGAGCAGGAAGTCCATGGCGTGATCGCTGGTCAACTTGCTGACCACGCGCCCGAACACGGTGTCTGCCTGATCCTCGGTGGGGGCGAACACTCCGACCCAGAAGCCCTTCTCAAACTTACTAAGCCACGTGGGGTACACCTTGGCGAGGCGGGGCAATATGACCATCAGTCCAGCGATGATGTTAGAGATCACCTCAGACTTACCGCTCTGACGAGTAGCGATAAGCGTCTTCTCTTCACCGTCTCCAAGAACGATGGATTCGACGATGCTCTGGGCGATAGGTAACTGATAAGGGAAGAATTCTGTATCGCAGAAGGTCTGAATGAAGACTAGAAGTTTGGTGACGAGATCGTCGACGAACTCTTGAGTAGTTTCATCTAACTCATCCTCAAGTTCAGCGAGGGCGTCCTCGTATTCTTGAGCCGCCTCTTCAATGGGGTCCAGAGTCTCCATACGTATGAAACGCTATCACACCGATATGCGGTCTTCGATAACAGACCACAAGGCAACCATTGCGTCAACGCAGAGTGTCACATCTTCAGACGGGCCGTCGTGGAAACGCCAGTTGTCAATCGCTTGGTGAAGCGCAATAGCAACGGACTCCATGTGGTCACCGGTCATGTGCGGCTCAAGGCTGCGAGCACGCTTCATGTAGGCGAGGTCGATCTTGCGAACAGCGTAATCATCCATTTTTGCCCCAATTTCTCAACTCAGCGGTAGCGACATCCATATCACGACCGTCTACCTGATCTAGCAGGCTCGACGCACGTCCAGTAAGAACGCCGACCTGAAAAGTGTACTTACCAGCACGAAACTGTAGACCCGTACCCCTCCACCACGGGGGCGCGGTCTGGCGCATGAACGCCCGAGTTATTACTCTCGTCCCACGCACGCCGTTGTTTCTGGTTATCCAGTACAGACGTACACTTTGAAGGTACTGGATGCGGTTCATAGTGCCCCTGAATAACAGATAGGCACCAATTGCACAGGCCGCAACAATTGCTAGCCACAACATATTGTGCTCCTTTAGTAGCGGTTGCCATCAAAGTACAGTTCCAACTCATCCTCGGTAGCCGGGTGATATGGAAAGTTGTTCAATACCGAGTTGACGTACTTACCAAGTGAGTCTGACTGTACGAACTGCATGTAGATCGGTGGGGGGATCTGCTCGTACACGTAAGCAAGGCCGAGGTTCATGCCGAGTTTGATGAACTTCACGCACAACTTCATCTCTTCATAGTCGTAGCGCACGGCGGCGATGCGGGAGGACGAGACATACTCCCACTCAGTGATGCCCTCGACGCGACCCGAGGAAACAGCGCCGGTCTCGATCTCCGCAAACTGTCGACTGTACTTCTTGGCGAACTGACCCCGGCGACCCGTTGCATCGGTCTTGGCTTTACGCCAATTACCTTGTGCGTCCTGAAAGACTTCCATTTATTCCTTATCCAGATGCCATTCGATGTGGTGATCGAGTCGTGTGTCGATCTTGTCGACCTTCTTATCTATCGACTGTAGCATCTTGGAGTTACGGTCGTGGTCACGGTTGTTTTCTCTCCGCGTCTTCTCAATGAGGAGGGCCAGCAGACCACCGGGGGCGAGGACAGTAGCGAGGATGCCGAGCCAATTCATCAGACGGTCTCCAGTGCGGTCGTGACGCCGTCCGATTCCATCGGGGTGATGTTGTCGTACGTCGACACCGTCAAGGTGCCGTAGACGACGACGGTCTCAGCCAGAGGCGTTGAGGTAAGTAGGGCAGAGCGGCTAATCGTGGCGACGAGGTCCCAATTGTAGGTTCCGTCTGCCAGCCACTCCGTGTTAGCGGGAGTCATGGACAGCAGGATGCCGCCCTCGGAAGTAATCGTCACGGGAATCTGATAGGCAGTGTTACCGATCTTGACGCTGGCGGCTGCTTCGACTGGAACCCGCTTACGCCGCGTGCGGCGATCCTTGACGATGATCAGGCGCTCCCAGACCTCGCCTCGGGTGACCGTGTAGTTCATCTCAGTCTTTTTCATTGGGCCTGCACTCCCCGCCGTCGCAACAACTATCCCGCTGCCCGCACTGTCGGCACTTGTAGTGCGCGTGTTCGGGGACCATCGGCCCTCCGCACCATTCACACTGTTCCATGCGGACCTCCTCAAGGCGGGTGTACTTATTATGGCTGATCGCAACCATCCCAAGTAGGAAATAGCGGCCCCCTTTACATTTTCTTGGGGGGGGGTACTTGACAGGTCCAGTAAACTGGAAACTTGTAAAAGGTGATCAAGGGGGAAGAGGTTCCCAAAGGTCTGGAAACGAGGCGAGCGCTTGCGCGAGCCTCCGCCGAGCGAAGCGAGGCAATAAGACAGCCCGTGCTCCGCACGAGCGTCTAAGGGTAGGCTCCCTACGGTCGCCTACGGTTTCCATAACAAGGAGAAAGAAGGTTTCATGATTGAGCACAGAAGTCACGGTACGTTCCTCCTTCAGGACGGGGACACTCCCCGGAGTGTGGCCGAGGTGGTCTACGGGGACGGGTCTCGCTACGCGATCTTGCTGAAGTACAACCCCGAGCAGTGGGTACCCGGTACTCGCATCGAGGTCCCCAACAAGGCCGGTAGGTCCACGACCGTCGAAGACGGTGAGCAGACCCGTGACCTGATCGCTCGCATGTTCAAGAACCAGCCGGTTCACCTTTATCTCAAGCGCTACTACCAGTGGAACGGTATGCGGGAGGCCACCGACCTCGTCGGGGAGACGGTGTTCATTCCTGAGCGGTAGTACCGCCAGTAGGAGTTGAACCCTCATCCGGTTGTTGATA